CCCCGAAACAAAATTAAGATTGTACAGTGGTGTACCATGGTCTGACGAATACGAGCATGTCAGACTATACAACTCAAAAGCAGACTTACTAGAACACCTTGAAAAATGGAGAGTCAACTTTAATGGGGTTGATTTATCGCATTTAGCGCCTATTCGTGTAGGAAATTTGGATGTAAAAATTCCTTATACCGAAATGGAATGTTTAGAGTTAAATTATTTAGCATTTCAAAACACAGGTCTTTCAAGTGAATGGATTTTTTGCTTTATAAATTCAATCGAATGGCTATCCGAAAAAACAACTAGAATCAATTTTTCTTTAGACGTTTTTCAGAATAACTTCTATGATGCAAATATCAAGCCTTGTTTTGTAGAGTATCATCACATTCCTAGAAGTAAAGACGATATAGGAGCAAATCTAATACCAGTCAATATAGAGACAGGTGAAACGATTGTATCACGTCATAAAAAGCTAGACTTAACACCTACAGAGTGTTGCGCTTTTGTCACTAGAGGGTCAACGGAACAAAGTTGGTTCGAGGGCAGAGTAGAAAATGGTGTGTACTGTTGGGGAAGTATAGGGCATTATGATGTAACTACGGAAGACGGGTTGAAAGGAATTAACACTTTGCTCGAGGATTATAATAACCAAGGTGCTCAAGATGCGGTTATCGGTCTGTTTATGTCCCCTAAATTATGCACGCTTGCATTAGGCGGAAAAGAGATAAAACCTAAAATTACAAGCATGCAGATTTCTGACAATGCTTTTGAGGGCTATAAGCCGAAAAACAAAAAGTTATATACTTACCCATGGTTGTTCTGTCTAGCTGATAACAACCAAGGAAACACACATATTTATAGATACGAGTACAGCTATAACCGTGATAACTCTATTGAGTTCGACAGCTACGGAACAATCGCAACACTTCCACAAGTTCTAACAGCTCCTAAAAATTATAAAACAAGAGAAGCTTTAGAACACGGTTTGATGAATGAAGCTCTTATTAACTCTTCATTTCCGATGTGTTCCTTTTCCTCTGACACTTATCGGGCATGGTTAGCACAGAACAAAAGCTCTATAGCCTTATCTCAAGTTCACACAGCTGTCGACGCTACCATAGGAACAGGCACAGCGATAGCAGGATTAGCAGGAGGAAGCTTACAGGGAGGTCTTAACGGTCTAGGCAAAACAACGAACGCTTTTTGGGACGCTCTTGGAATGTTAGCAAATCAGACCGACAGAGCGAGAAACGCTGGTGTTACACATGGTAAAGCGTTGTCAGAAAACGTGCTGACAGGTATCAAAGAGTGTGGCGTTGATTTTTATGAAATGTCATGCAAAAGACAATTTGCGGAAATGGCAGATAGCTTTTTCGAGCAGTTTGGATACCCAATCAATAAGATTGAGACACCTTATCTACACTCAAGAGCCTATTGGAACTACGTGAAAACTTCTCATTGCGGATTTACGGGGGACATTGATTTAGACCAGTTGAAAAAATTGAGAAATATATTTGACAACGGTGTGACTTTGTGGCATACTGATGATGTAGGAAATTATGGGTTATTGAACGATTAAAAGGAGGTTCGTATAAATGAGAAATCCATTGCGAATTTTTGAACGGAATGTCAATAAAAAGAAAAGTAGTGATTTTGAAACAATCAAATCTATATTCTTTTATGACATTTTCGATATATTTGTAAATCGGTATCAATGGCACAACTTACCTGAAGAAATACTGCCGATGTACATTGAACAAACACTATTTTGGCATGGACTTGGTGTATTCATCAAAGATGATATTGCAGGATACGCTTTTATGAAAGTTGCATTATCGGGGTTGCCCGATATTTACAATATTCCTCAAGATAGAATTGCTTACACAGCTAATGGTTATATAGAGGAATATGGAAAAGAAAATAGCTGTATTTTATGGAATAACTACTCAACTATGCCATATTACTATAAAGCTTTAATGTATGCAGATGCTATGGCGAACACTTGGAAAACAAAATGTATTAATATGTATGCACAGCGTACGCCTGTTGCACTTTCTTCCTCAGACAACGAAAAATTAAGCTTTGAAATAGTGGGCGAAGAATACGACAATTATTTACCTATTATAAAACTTTCAGATTCATTAAATTTAAAGGACATCAAAGCACTGAACATGGGTGCGCCTTACATTGTGGACAAATGCGAACAGGAATTAAGAGATTTATGGTCACAAGTATTGACATCTTTAGGATATGAAAGTAACCCGGTAGAAAAGGGTGAACGTCTTGTCACTGGCGAGACAGCAGGCAATAACGGACAGGTTGAAGCAAACCGAAATGTTGGTCTTACATTAAGAAGAAGGTGTGCAAATGCTATCAATGAATTATGGAATCTTAATGTAACGGTAGATTTCAATAGTGAATTGCCTACTATGCTAAATGGATATGTACCCGACAAGTATATGCAAAAAGGGAAAGAGGGTGACGAGATTGAGTAAATACACTACTACAGTTAAAGATATTTGTGAAAGCTTTATCCCTAGACAAGAACTATGGAGTATGGACTTATCTGTGCAAAGAATCATAGATAAAACACAAGACAAATTCTTCAACTTCGATTTCCCGTTTTATTCTGATGACAGAAAAGATTTATATACTTTTAAGACATACTTTTTATTTAGGTATTGGAATAATTATATAGGGTTTGAAACTCTAGGAATGTGGAAAACTGCTTTTATGTCAAAAATGCATGAATTGACACCGTATTATACAAAATTGTATGATGCAATCCAAAAAGATAACCCTTTTACAAATATAAATGTAACAATCACAGAAGCAGAAAAAGGAAACGAAAAAACAACGACTAAATCAACGAATACAGGACAAAGCGAAGTAAAGAACAGCCAAAACTACCAAAACATTGATAGCGACAACCCGCAAGTTACCGTAGCCACGCAAGACTATGCAAACGCTATGAGCAGAGGCGAAACTGTCAATAACACGACTACAACAACAAAAAATGATAGCACAGGTGATGATAACAAGGACAGCAAAAGAGACAGAAACACGAAAGAGATAGGATTACGAGGAAAATCAACAAGCGAAGCAATCGAAGAATATCGTGAGCAAATACAGAATATCAATAGAGAACTTGTAGAAGCTTGTCGTGATTTATTCTTAAAAGTTTGGTAAAAGGAGGTGAGATATATGATAGGAGATATAAAGCCTTTAATTCCTTTACTTTGCTGTGACGTGCCTAGTGTCTATAGCAATAAGCAGAGTTATTATGAATGTTTATGTTATATCGGCTATAAAGTAAACGAGTGTATAGACGCTATCAACGGATTTACTGACGCTTACAAACAGTACACCGACGAAAAAGTTTCAGAGTTGAAAACGTATATTGACGGACTTAACCGTGATATCTACAACCATATCACGGAAGTTGAAACAAATATCCGTCATGATATGGACACTAGGGATAATGAGCTTGACGAAAAAATCAATAAAGTGCAGACAAATTTACTTGATAAAATCAGTACGTTAAACATTCTGATATATGATTTAAACGCTGAGACAAGAGCGCATATCGACACAGAAGTTAAAAAACTCTATGATTATATCAATGATTATGTACCAAATAATATGGAAGTGCTTAACCCTGTTAGAGGATATCGAACGAGTCTGAACCAAGCATTGGCTGATATGTATGACAATCTACGTTATTATGCTTTGACTTGCATCGAGTTTGATTCCTTGAATTTAAGTTGTAAAGAATTTGACGGGTTATCAATTAACTGTACAGAGTTTGACTTGTACGGCGCAAAAAGATTCAGAGTAGATAGCAACTTATATATGCATGACCCATTTACAGGTGACTATGTTTTTTACCAAGATATAATTTACAAACTTGCGGAGTTGCATTTCAACGACCCAATTACTGCTAGTGAGTTTGACGCTTTATTATTGACGGTAACAGCATTCCAGTCTAAAGCTTTAAGCGCTTACACATTTGACAGTAACGCAAAAACGGCGTTAAAATTATAAATTAAAGGAGGATTTTTAAACTATGAGTTCAACAAACAAAACAAATTATTATGATTTAAGCCAGTATATCGGTACTGACAAGCCGACATATTTAGGGGATTACAATTCTGATATGTCTAAAATCGATGCAGGTATTCACAGTGCAGATGATAAGGCAACCACCGCTTCACAGAATGCAGGAAGCGCAATTGCTAGAGTTGGTGAAGTTGAAAAAACTGTGAAATCACATACAACCGCTATTACAACGTTACAGACAGATGTTACAGGTCTGAAAGAAAGTGTAAAAACAGCACAGAACACAGCCACCTCAGCAGATGGAAAAGCAGACAACGCACAGCAAACAGCAAATAGCGCACTTTTGACCGCTAATAATGCCAGTGCTAAAGCTGATAACGTGAATAAAGATGTGACACTGTGGAGCGGTAGCGTTAAGAATCAGCCTGTGACACTTAACGATAGCTTGACAAATTACAGATTTTTGTATGTTGAAACAAATGCAGGCGTTTCACCTGTATTTGTTTATAGAAATGACAAGAAAAAATACGTTGGTGCTCAACAGGTTTTAAAAGACGGTGCAACAAATACCGTTACCACTATCACAATCATGATAGAGGTTACTGATGATACACATATCAAAGTTAGTGCTAATGCTATTGACCATGCGTTCAGTAGTACGCACCCGGCGCTTGACGCTATCTATACTTTGGGCGTTTACGGTATTCCGAGATAAAAGTAAATGTTTAATATTTAAACCCTCCGCAATAGGAGGGTTTAA